TTGGGTGTACGACAACGCTAGGGTGTACGGCGACGCTGAGGTGTACGGCGACGCTAGGGTGTGCGACAACGCTTGGGTGTACGACAACGCTAGGGTGTACGGCGACGCTGAGGTGTACGGCGACGCTTGGGTGTGCGACAACGCTAGGGTGTGCGGCAACGCTAGGGTGTACGGCGACGCTGACTATTTATTGATCGGTCGCATTGGTAGTAGATTTAGTTTTACGACATTTTTCAAAAATAAAGACAAAGGTATAACAGTGTCTTGTGGTTGTTTCTTAGGGACTATTGCCGAATTTAGAGCTAAGGTTACCGATACACATGGAAATAATAAGCACGCAAAAATGTATAACCTTGCTGCAGATATGGCAGAACTACAGATTTTAGGCGAAGAACATTTTGACAAGCTGAACACTAATAAGTCAGAACCATTTTGAGGTGAGATCATGAATTGCGATATATGCCATAAGGATACAACGGCGGGTAGTCACGTAACCAGAGGTCGATATTTTGAGGTGCATATTTGCCCGAACTGCTTGATGTGGTCAGATGATACACGGGCCGTGAAGGCACGGGAGATATTTAATAACTTTAAAAGATTGAAGGACAAGGAATGCGTTAGCATAAGTAGCGAGTACAATGAATTTTAGGAGATTGATATGAAAATAGGACTTGTTGATGTAGACGGACATAATTTTCCGAACATCGCCTTAATGAAAATATCAGCTTGGCATAAAAGCAATGGGGATTCGGTCCAATGGTCCGGAAGCTTAGAGCATTACGACAAGATATATATGGCTAAAGTTTTTACTTTTACACCGGATGACGTTCAGGCGTACCAGGCAGACGAGATTGTAAGAGGTGGTACTGGTTATGATCTTACAAGTCGTTTACCGGACGAGATAGAAAGTTACTATCTTGATTACAACTTATACAGCATCAAGGATACGGCGTATGGCTACTTGACCAGAGGTTGTCCCCGTCAGTGTCCATTCTGCATAGTAGGTCAAAAGGAAGGTGTACAGACGTATAAAGTTGCTGACTTGTCGCAATTCTGGTGCGGACAGAAAAGTATTGAAATATTAGATCCCAATATTTTAGCTTGTTCCGAATGGGAAGAATTACTTTGCCAGTGTTCTGATAGTAGAGCTGTAGTTAATTTTAATCAGGGAATAGATATCAGACTTATGACAGACGATAAATTAAAAGCTCTTAATAGAGTAAAATACAAAATGCTTCATTTTGCTTGGGATAACGCTGATGATGTTATTACTCTAGAAAAACTTAAGGAATACTCTAAAGGTTTCAAAATATTTGATCGGAACAAAATGGTTTATGTACTAACTAATTATGGTAGTACGCATGAAGAAGATTTATATAGAATATATAAACTTAGGGAGATAGGATATAAGCCATATGTAATGATTTATGATAAATCAAATGCGCCAAAGATTACGCGAAAATTACAACGTTGGTGCAATAATTATTATATTTTTTATAAGGAACCAGATTTCACAAAATATATCAGTTAAGTTAAAACGGCCGCGCATACTAACTATATACAAGCATAAAGGGAAGTATACCCCTGCGGAGGTGATTAGCCCGTAGGGGGCGGCCTTTTAAATATAAGGAGTTGGAAATATGACGAGAACAAGAATACTTGACGCTTGTTGTGGCAGTAGAATGTTTTGGTATGATCGAGATAATAAATATACAGTTTATCAGGATAACAGAGAATTGGATACTACGCTATGTGATGGGCGGAAACTGAAAATTACTCCTGGACTTTTTGGCGATTTTAGAAAAATGATATATGCAGACAATTACTTTGATTTAGTGGTTTTTGATCCGCCTCATTTGGTTAGAGCTGGTAAAACGTCGTGGCTGGCGCAGAAATATGGGGTGTTGGATGAAAACTGGAAAGCTGATATTAAAGCAGGATTTGCAGAGTGTTTTAGAGTGCTGCGGCCATTCGGAACGTTGGTTTTTAAGTGGAATACAGAGCAGATACCATTTAGCGAGGTTATAAAACTTGCACCGGAACAGCCGCTATTTGGGGATAAAAGAGTTAATACTCGTTGGGTTGTGTTTTGCAAAGGTGCTAGAGCCAGTGACAGAGTTACTGATTAATACAAGTTTGGAGTGGTAAAATGTGAAACCCTTGGATATAAAAGCCATAATGGCAATGATTAAAGATGAGCCAGAGGATAAATATATACCGGTATTAAAGCCAGTACTTATGCAGGCTTTAACGGAACTCAAACAACTGCGCCGAAAAAACAGTCAGCTCGGCGGGAAAGTGGCTCGGTATCGGAGAGAGAAGAAAGCTCTAGAAATTATGTTATCGGCGGTAGTAATAAATGACGACGTGGAATGAACTGCCGGCACACCTTGTAAGTAAAGTTCGTTCTGACAGCGTAACGGCGCCGGCGAATTTACCCGGGGCTGTACCTGTGCTGAAATATGGCAATGCAATAACTGAGGTTGACGGGATTCGCTTTGATAGCAGGAAAGAAGCAAAATACTATGAGGACCTACTTTGGCAGCAGCGTACCGGTGCAGTAAAAAGCATTGAATTACAGCCTGAATTTGTTTTACAGCCTGCTTATGAGGTTGCAGGTAAAAAGATAAGGCCTATTATTTATCGAGCTGATTTTAAGGTGACGGAAGCCGGCGGTCACGTTTATTACGTCGATACAAAAGGGATGCGGACGCAGGTGTATTTGATCAAAAAGAAGATGCTGCTTTATAAGTACCCTGATATTGATTTTAGAGAAGTTTAAGGCGGTGGAGTAATGGAGAAAATTAAAAGTCTTGTAGGCATGGTATCGAAAAAGAAGTTTTTTTCGGCCTGCAAATGCTATAAAGATAATAGATATGGCGGCATTAATTGCGTTCGCCCACAACTTTCTATAGATGAAGAAAGTCATTTAATATTTTGCGACCGATGCGGTGCTATTGTAGATCCGTTTGCAGCAATGGTCATAGTTGCAATTTTTGAGGAACAGCAAAAACGTGAATGGGATAGATATATGGAAAGGGCCAGACGTTTTTGGAAAATAGCACATAGCTACAAGCCATACAGAGTTGCTTTGAAGAATATGGAGAAGAATATGGGGCGTGGCGAGAACACTATGTTTCCTTGCTGTCCAAACTGCAAAAAAGCATTTGATCCTGCAAAAATTGACGGATATGTAAATAAAAAATATGTGTGTGACTAAGGCGGTGGAGCAGATGAAAAAACCTGAAATCAAGTACGTAGGCTGGTGCCATGAGTGCAAATGTCTAGGAAGTTTTATTTGTGGTAACTGTAAGCCTAATGAGAAATACAGTTTTGCTAGACCTTCTGAATTTATGCCTAAGGACAAAAAGCGTTGGGTAAGAATGTAGGAGTAAAAAATGAAATACTTAGACTATTGTTATTTATGCATTAATAATAGAAAGACCAGTGAGTTGAGTGAAAACCCAGAATGTAGTAGCTGTATTCAGCTTACTGTTATATCTATGCCAACTAAGTTTAAATCGCGTAGGATTACTTGGGCTGACAGAACGGAGTTAGAAAAACATGAAAATAATTAAATTGGCTAACGTAGTAGTACAGATACACGTTAGAGATGAATATTCAAAGCAGAGAGTACTATATTGTCCGTGGGTTAATTGCAAGCATTATAGTAATGGGGAATGCACTTATAAAGATAGCTATAGTTATAATGCCTGTCATTTTGTGCTAATGAACGGTTTTGCTTATTGTCAAGATTACGAGGGGGATGAAAAGAATGATAGCAATTAAAGGAATAGACATGCCTGCAAACTGCGATGAATGCCCGTTGACATATCCAGTTGGCTTTTATAGGAATCTACCATTTTCTATTGATAAGAGCAAAGGCTGCTGTATTCTTGTTCGTGAAATTGAAGATCCAAACATTAGGCTGATAGATTGCCCATTAATTGAGATCAAGGATGGTGAAGAAAAATGAATCAATTGTTTATAAGTGTTACGGTGCTTTGGATGATAGCTTGTTTTGTAATGAGTACAATATCTAAATAGGAGCGTGAATAACAATGAATAGCATGGATTTTATTTATTTACTAATGAATTGTGTCGTTACAGCATCTATTATTGTGATTACAGTGTCAGCGCTTTGGTCTATGTTGGTACTTCTGACTGACAGCAGTGACAGACATAGCCGCTTATATGTCATTACTCACACTATAGGGGCTATAACACTTACGTTATTTGGAATAAGATTGCTCACAGGATGGTTGAAATGACCAATCATAAAATATGTGTTTACAGACAAGGGGGCATGAAAAATGTATGAAATAGGACCGAATTTATCAATGGTATTAATGGCTATATTGACCGTAGTTTTTATAGCTGTTTTTGGATATTTTGGCACAAGAAGGTGAAGAAAAATGCGTGAAATATTATTTAGAGGTAAAGACAGTATCACTAAAAGTTGGGTATATGGGGCACTTGTACAACAACAGGACGACCCTTTAAAAGAAAAAGCGTTTATTATTAGTTATTCAAATTATCAGTTTGGTGATTTTTCAGAAGCGGTTATGCATGAAGTTGACCCTGAAACTGTTGGTCAGTGTACTGGGTTTGGTGATAAGAACGGCAACAAGATATTTGAAGGCGATATCGTCTGTATGGACGATTGGATACCACCATGTATGCAGGTAGCTTATGCACAGGGAGCTTTCTACTTAGCGGAAATTGAAAAACCAGTTAAATATTATGGTGACATTTATTATTTAAACCATGGTGGGAAACCTTGTGCAAAAGTTATCGGCAATATCTATGATGATTTGAGCTACTAAAGGAGCGGTGAATAATATGGAATTGATAGATAAAGATGCTTTAGTGGAATATTTAGAGAGAATGGGAAATGAAATATATCCAGGCAATGATGAATATTTTCTAGGACAGAAAACAGGTTTAATGAAAGCCGTTGGTGTTGTAATAACCTTTCCTGCAGTAGAGGAACGTGAGCAAGGATGTTGGAAAAATGGCTGCTGTACCGTATGCGGTGAATCTGCTGCAACCGATGGACACTTTGACTTTATACCCGAGGAAGAGCAGAAATATTGCTGGAATTGTGGGGCTATTATGGACGGTGAAACCGAATGAACATACTAAAGTTAGAAAGATCAATAGCTTTATTAAAACCAATTATTTGGAAAATGCCTATGAATAAGAAAAGAGAGGTGCAGCAAAATGTTAAATAAATGTATTTTGATGGGCCGCTTAACCAAAGACCCGGACGTAAAGTATACACAGACCGGCAAAGTAGTGACACAGTTCACTTTAGCGGTAGACAGATCTTTTAAAGATGCTAATGGCAACAAAGAAACCGATTTTATCCCCGTTGTTGTTTGGGGTAAAGCTGCTGAATTAGTGGGTAACAGCTGTCAAAAGGGGCATAGACTACTTGTAGATGGCCGGCTTCAGATACGTAGTTTCGAAGCCAAAGACGGTAGCAAACGTTGGGTGTCTGAAATAATCGCAAATGGTGTGGAGTTTGTAGAGCGAAAATCTGATAAAGGCGGTACAAGCGGCGATAAAAGCGAGTTTGAGCAGTTCGGGCATGCGGTGCCGTTCGATGAGGATATCCCATTCTAATGAAATCAAATACAGCGTTAGTAATTGGTATAGCAATAGGCGTTATAACGGGTATAGCAATAGGTGTGGGTAGTGAGATAGGACAATATATAGTATGGACTATGATAATGCGGTAGAAGGAGCTGAAAACGTGATAGATTGTGAAAAGTGTTATAGGCTGAAAAGTTGTGGGGACAGATATTATTGTGCGTTTATAAGCTTAAATCCTTGTATTAGAGGAGAACATACACCGGTACAAGAGTATAAAGGGGCAATAAATCCTTTGACGTCAACAGATCCCAGGATAGCACGGCTACAAGAGCAACAGCGCAGGCGAGAGGAAGCAAGATTGTCAAAAGCAGGGCAAAAGCGACACGAGCCGCACAAAACTATGACGATAGTATTTCGGGATATTATGGATAAACACGGTGGGATACCGACATTCCAACCGATTGGGAATTCGGCTGTAGTTACGGCATTAGATTGGAGTGATATGCATACAGCAATTTTCGAAATGGGGTTTGATGGGTGGGATGTTCCGGCGATTGCTAAAAAGCTGGGTGTCAAGAAAAATACGCTATATTCATATATCGGTAGATACAGGGGGTAGCAGATGACCATAGAGGAGATAAAGGCAAAGCTAAAAAGATATCGTTTCATTGCAGGAGAAATCAGTGACTTGCTAGATGAGCGGAAGCGTCTGCGGTCGCTTGCGGAAAAGATTACACCTTCGCTGTCCTTTGCTCCTGTACATGGTGCAAATACGGATAAAATGGCACCTGTGGTTGCTAATCTCATTGAGGTGGAGCGATACATCGAAAAACGCAGTAAAGAGCTTCTGCGGGCAAGAATGGAAGCAGAACAGATAATCGACAGACTGACCGATGAAAGGCACAGGGCAGTATTAAAATGTTATTATTTTTCAAGGCGAAGCTGGAAGGATGTTGCAGAACATTTACATTATAGCGTCAAAACAGCAACACGATTACATGGTGACGCATTGTTGGCGCTAAGAAAAGATGTCCTTGAATGTCCATGTCAACCCATGATAAAATATAAGATGTAAAATAATGTTAATAGGATTTACACTCATTTAAGGTATCACCAATAGCACCAGCTCCTGCGGCCGGAGTGATCAAAAGGCCGCACATTAAATTTATAACGCATACGCAGTAACCCGCTCACTGTCCGAGCAAGTGGCAAACCGTATGTTATATATTTGCTATGGCGTTCGCCGTATGATGGCATAGGGTAGCTGCAATTTATCGTATGAATGATGCGGATAACTACCCATAGCACCTACCGTGCGGCTTGCAGCGGCCGCACTGGTAGTATCAAAACATCGCAGGGAAGCCTAGTAACGGGATAACCTGCAAAGGTGAAACGTTCAGGCTTAGCGCTTGGACATTGCCCGTGTAGCTCAGATGGCAAGAGCGATTGACTTTTAATCATTTGTCGCGGGTTCGAGTCCTGCCACGGGTAAGCTGGGCAGGCAATCTTCCAGCTGTCACCCTGCCGTTGGGGTAATACAGCGGCTTATTTAATTGAGGTACTAACATGTTAAAGCAAACACTAATGTTTTTAGTAGCTCTAACCTTGATAGAGATATATTGGCAGGCTGTAGAAAAAGCTATAGACGGCTATGTAACAACACGGCCAGTTGATATTGTGATAGGGGTAACGTGGGCGGCAAGTGTGGTGTGGTGTAGTAAATAGTTGTTTAATCTACATAAATAATTTGCAGGCAAAAGCCAGGGAAAACACGGTAATATATCTCGAAAATTAGCATATAATTTAATACGAACTAAAGCAATGTGCAAATTATTCACATTGCTTTTTTTATTGCCAACTTTCAGAGAGGAGATAAGCAAATGGCAAAAGGAAAATTTGAAGATTGGTTAAAGCCTGACGGCTTACTTCTTATCAGAGGGTGGGCAAAAGATGGTTTAACTAATGAACAAATAGCAGAGAACATAGGGATATCGCGTTCTACCTTAGCTGTATGGGAGAATCGCTTTCAGGACATAGCGGACGCCTTAAAAGAGTGCAAGGCAGTTCCTGACAGGCATGTTGAAAACCAGCTGTATAAAAGAGCAGTAGGATATAAGTATACTGAAGTAATTAAAGAACGCGATAAAATAACCGGTGAAATGGTTACTACGAAGGAAATAGAGAAAGAAGTTGTTCCGGATGTCACAGCCCAAATTTACTGGCTTAAAAATAGAGTGCCGGAAAGATGGCGGGACCAACGTGAAACGGTACTAACTGGTAAAGACGGGAAGGCCATACAGGTCGAGCAAATTCCTTCTGTGGACTTATCTAAGCTTAGTAAAGAAGAACTGATGGCTTTAACTCGTGAGGCGTTTAAAAATGAACCTAACGATTAGCAAAGATGCTTTGCAAGAGGGCATACGTCGAGAGCTGGCCCGTCAGACATTAGCTGGCTTTACATTATATACCTATCCGGGTTATCAGATGGGGTGGGTACATGAAGAAATATGTCAAAAGTTAGATCAGTTTCTAGAGGATGTAAAAAATAAAAAAAGCCCGAGACTTATGATTATGGCCCCGCCTCGTTCCGGTAAATCTGAAATTATATCACGTAGATTTCCTGCATACACTTTTGGTAAATATCCCGATATGTCAATTATAGGAACTTCATATGCAGCTGATTTATCAAGTCGCAATAACCGTGATGTTCAACGTGTTATGGATAGCGAGGAATATCATAATGTATTTCCAAATACAAATTTGTTCGGGAAAAATATTCGTACAGTTGGTAATGGTGCATATTTAAGAAATTCTGATATTTTTGAAATAGTTGGACATGCTGGCACATATAGAAGCGCCGGTGTAGGTGGTGGTATTACCGGCATGGGCGGCAATATTCTTATTGTTGACGATCCGCTTAAAGATAGAGCAGAGGCCGACAGCCCTACTATTAGACAAAAGATATATGACTGGTATACATCGACACTTTACACAAGGCTTGCGCCAGGCGGCGGGATATTGATAATTATGACCCGCTGGCATACTGACGATTTATGTGGCCGACTTCTTGCTAATGCGTCTAAAAATGATGGTGATCAGTGGGAAGTGGTTGAATACCCTGCTATTGCTACAAGTGACGAACTATACCGCAAGACTGGTGAAGCACTGCATCCAGAGAGATATTCTCTTGAACAACTGCTGAAAATCAAAGCGGCAGTCGGCAGTCGTGATTGGGAAGCGTTATATCAGCAAAGACCAACTATTGATGGTGGCACGATTATAAAAAAAGAATGGTTAAAATATTATACGAAGCTGCCTGACAGTTTTGATACTATTGTTATTTCCTGGGATATGACATTTAAAGATACCAGTACAAGCGACTTTGTTGTCGGTCAAGTTTGGGGGCGCAAAGGAGCGGATTGTTATCTGATTGACCAAAAACGCGGCCGCATGAGTTTTACGGAAACCATAGATGCCTTTTTGGAGTTGAGCAATAAATATCCAAAGGCACTACGCAAACTCGTTGAGGATAAAGCAAATGGACCTGCGGTAATTGACGTTTTAAAACACTCTGTGCAAGGCATTATACCGATTGAGCCAGACGGCAGTAAGGTTGCGAGAGCGTATGCGGTAACACCAATGTTTGAAGCTGGTAACGTTTATATACCTGCACCAGAGATTGCTTCATGGGTCAAAGATTATGAGTTGGAATTATCGCAATTTCCGATAGTTGCCCATGATGATCAGGTCGATGCTACGACGCAAGCACTTAGAGACTTGCAGCAACATAGAAAAATAATTATTAATCCTCGGATATTACGGAGGTAAAAATGAGAACGAAACCGCATTCAAAACCGTTAAAAATGAAAATAAATAACATGATAGTTGCCGATACTGCTCCTAAAATGTTGTGCCCGGATGATTTTAACCTTCCCTATACTTTGGGTGGTGTGCCGGAAGAACAGCAAGTTATTTTAGATAGTTGCTTTGCTCCGGTATCGTCACTTTTAGAGCATAGCATCAAGGGGCTTGCCGCAGAAGGTATCCCGATGTTTGTAGGTTATGGTGTTTTAACAGGTCTTGCGCAAGTTGGGATTGTTCGCGCCGGCGTTGAAATGCGGTCTGACGAAATGACTCGTAAATGGGGCGAGTTTGTCAGGACTGGTGATAACGATGACACTGATGCTGACGATAATGATGATAAAGTCAAAAAACTTAACGAAGATGCTGTGAAATATAAATTGCCTGCGATATTTAATAAAGCTTCTAGCTATTGTGGGTATTATGGCGGCACGCTAGGCTTTATTGATACTGGAGAGGCGCAGGATAGATGGGCTGATCCTCTGATTTTATCGCAGGAAACTATCAAACAAGGCGGGTTTAAAGGTGTAAAACTTATTGAGCCATATGTAGTAAGCCCTGGTTATTATAATTCGGTTAACCCGATGGCAGATGATTATTTTAAGCCTACACTATGGTATGTGCAGGGGATACCAGTACATGCTTCAAGGATGCTGTACTTCGCAGAAAATGCACTGCCAACTATTCTGCGGCCGGCTTATAATTTTTTTGGCTTATCATTAGCGCAAAAGGTATTGGATGCAGTAAGTCATTTTACTGGTTGTCGAGAGTCGGCAAACCGGTTGCTTGAAAAATATTCGCTTACTGTTTTTAAAACTGATATGACTGAAATATTAAGTGGTGGTATGGATACGACACTGCAGCAGCGCATACAGTATTTTGTCCAGAACCGGAGTAATGACGGCTGTGCTACGATCGACAAAGAAAAAGAAGATTTGGTCGTTATGACCACGTCTTTGGCTGGTGTAACTGATTTGGTAAGGCAGGCAATGGAATATGTTGCGGCGATGTTTAACGAGCCTGTAACGAAGATGTGGGGACTTTCACCGGCAGGTTTTAATACCGGCGACTCTGACCTGCGTAATCACTATGATAATATCGAAAGTCTGCAGCAGAAAATGTTTGGCGAACCTATGACAAGGTTATGCAAACTTTTACAGCTTAATGCGTTTGGCGAAATTGATCCGGCAATAGAGTTTAAATTTGCACCATTATCAGAAGATGATGAAGCGCTTAAAATTACCAATAATAAGACTAAAGCTGAAACTAATGTAATGCTTATGGATGCTGGGGTCGTAGCTCCGGAAGAAGTACGCGAACAGTTGATTAATGATCCGGACAGCGGTTTTAATAATTTAGAACCTTATGACCCTGTTGCTCCGAGTACTGACCCGTTAGAACCTTTTGACCCGTCTCTTGATCCGCTCGATAGCCCTGATATTGAACGGAAAGAAGTGACAATAGATGCCAATTTTAATGAAAGCGATCACAATCGAGATGCAGATGGAAAATTTACATCTTGCGGCGGTTCAAGTGAAAGTGGCAATGAGTTGACAAAATCGGCGAAGGAATTGATGGGCAAGGAGTATAAAGGCTACACAGGTCAAAAGGCTATAGATAAGTTGCTTCAAGAGAAAAACGGACATATAAAAAACGCCTTTACCCGTGAGGATATAGGCGGCATAAGTGTATTATGGGGTGACGATAAAGCGGGGCTAAAACATATAATTACACAACGTACTAAACAGGGGTTTACACAAGAGAAACTTGATAAATTTTTCTCTGAACTTGGTAATGTTATTGAAACAGGTGCATTGGGAAAAAATGATCGAGGAACTTTTGAGCTGTCGAAAGACGGAAAAGTTGCTGTTGTTTCACCAGAACTGCATGAAAATAATTTTACATTTCTTCTAACTGCATTCAAGAGAAGAACAAAAAAATAAAATAGATTGTCGGATGGACGCCGTCTGGGATTGACACCCAGTTCCCATCATTCGTTAGCAGCTAAGGCGACTTTCTGCTGTCGACAATCTATTTGGTAAATACATTATATCATATTACCAATATAGGAGCAATATATGAAACAGCAAACTTTTGGTCGCAGTCGCCCAAGTATAGCTTGGGAACTGCAATACAGGCGAGTGTTAGAGGAACTTATTGCTAAGATGCAAAAAGATGTTGAGCAGGAAATAACTCAATATTATAACAACGAACTTGTTACTGATGCTGCTTCGGTTAAGTGGGTACAGATAATGAAGGCGCTTCGACAAAAGTGGTACCGTGAATTTGATGTAAAGGCCCGCGAACTGGCTAAGTGGTTTGCGGATAAAACCAATAAGCGAACTATGGCGCAGATCCAGCGCAAGCTAAAGGAAGTGGGTATGACTATAACTCCTTCTTACACAGCAGCGCAGAAACAACTCATCAGTGAGATTGTTGCTGAAAATGTTGGAATGATTAAATCCATACCGCAGCAGTATTTGAGAGGAATACAAAAAGTCACTGCGGGCACTTTTAAGCGTGGTGGTGATCGGGCGACACTGGCGAAATACCTTGAAAAAGTCTTAAAACGTGTTGTTGATGACGAAAATAAAAAAATACGGCATCGTGCCGTACTTATTGCCAGAGATCAGACCAATAAGGCTACACAGCAACTGGCAACTGCCAATGCACAGGCGTTAGGTGCAACTAAAGGTCGTTGGATACACGTGCCAGGTAAATATAGCAGTCGTAAAACTCATGTTGAAATGAATGGGAAAGTATTTCCTTTGTCAGATGGGTTGTACGATAAAGATGTACACCGAAATGTCAAACCGGGTGAGCTTATATATTGTAACTGCCAATTTGAGGTTTTAATGCCCGGATTTGATGAATGATTAAATAACTCAGACGTCTACAAAAGTAGGCGTCTTTTTTATGCCCACTTTTAGAGAGAGGGGGTGAAACCAAAATGAATCGAGATAAAAATAAAATTGCTTTTGATGCTCAGTTGAGTGTGCGCCACATTGACGACAACGGTTATTTACATGTTGCGCTGACGCCTATCAGTAAGGCCTGTGTCAATCCTTACCTTGGCCGTGAACTGCCTGGCTGGGAAGAAGAAGGTCTTGATCCGGATCGCATTTATTATGGGCTGCGTGATCCTGAAGAACTGGAAAAAGCAGCTTCGACTTTTAACGGGCTGCCGCTGCTTTTAGATCACCATACTATCAGCGCAGATAATCCACAGAAGGATTACACAGTCGGTAGTACAGGGACAGACGCAGTGTTTGAAGCACCGTATCTTAAAAACAGTATGAGCGTTACTGATGCTGAAGCTATTGCTGCTATTGAGGATGGCACAGCGAGAGAAATTTCCTGCGCTTACAGATTTACGCCAGACTTTACAGCCGGAGAATATGACGTAGGTAATGGTGACAAGGTACATTATGACTTTATTATGCGTGAAATATCGGGAAACCATGTCGCGCTTGTGGCAGAAGGTCGTGCAGGGGCTGATGTAGCCGTTGCAGACAGTATGCCACATTTAAATATTAAACAAAGGGGGACCAAACAAATGACAAAAAGACAAAGAATTTTAGCTTTTAAACGCCGTCGCTATGGTTTGGCTGAAGATGCTAATTTAGGCATCGAAGCGTCCGAAGTTACCAGCGCCGGCTTTTTAAAAGCGGTCAACGTTATTGAGGCACAAGTTGAGGGCTATGACCCGCGTGAAGTAGGTCTTGATATTGATGCTAATGCTACCGTTGACGAAATCATAACTAAGTTTATGCCAGGTTTGGATGATGAAAGCAAGGAAGCTTACCGAGGTATCCTGACCAAACTTAAAGGCGCAGACGTTGCCGATGAGGATATTGAAAAAACCTTAGAGGATGACGACTTTGAGGAAGGCGTCAAGTACGGTGAAAAACTGGAAAAAGATCCGGCAGAGCGTCGGAAACTTGACAGTGAACATGAATCTGAGGGAATGAAAAAAGTCTTGGACGAAGATGTCAAAGTTGAAGATGATGAACTTGACGAAAAAATGAAGGACCCTGCTTTTAAAGCAGCCTTTGAAATGGGCGTCAAATATGGTGAAAAACGTGAAAAGGCTGACCCTACACGTATTGACCGTGACCACGAACGTGAGGGAGAAAAACGTGCTCTAGGCGAGGATACTATCGCTAAAGTTAAAGCTCAGGTTGCTAAAGAGATGCGTGGTAGCTTGCGTGCGTTAAACAACGCTGCAGCCAAAGTAAGACCTATTGTCGGCACTATTCAGGACCCTATGGCTTTTGACAGTGCCGAGGATATTTATGCATTCGCTTTGCGTCAAGCAGGCAAAGACCCTGCCAACTATAGCAAAGCTGCTTATGCAGGTATGGTTGATATTTTGCTTGATGCTAAAGCTGCTTATCCTATCGCTAACGACAGTGCTTTTGGACGTCGTAGTACTTTAGACGAAGGAAGCATGAAAGCTTTTGAACGTCTTGAAAAAATCCAGTAGAGGAGGATTAAAATAATGGCTGATTTTCAAACTAAAGTAAATATTTATCCTGCGGTGGGCGTACCGGGTGCGTTTGCGTCTGTCAATCCTATCGTATCTACATCGCTCGGCCGTATTGCAGGCGCCGATGTACCTATCGGTGGTTTCTGCTGGGATGACCCGAGCAATGAGGGCGAAGTTTTGCCCAGCGGTACTGGCAAGCCTTTAGGCTTCGTCTGTCGCGATGTGATTTATCCTATCGCATCCTTTGATCCTGCACAGAACTTTGTGCCTGAAGGTTGTACTCCATGCATTATGGTCGAAGGCGACTTCTATGTTCAACCGGAGGCTGCAGTAACCAAGGGGCAGAAGGTGTTTGCAAATTTAACTACAGGCGCTGTATCGGGTGGCGCTGCTGGTGCTACTGTGTCCGGCTCGGTTGAAACCGACTGGGCATTTGCTACTGGTGCAGAAGCTGGTGGCATCGCGATTATTACTAACTACGGAGCTACTCCGGTTATTCCGGCAGCTGGCGCATAAGGGGGGGACATAAATAATGCTTACTGAAAGAGATGCAATGCGCTTGATGCGCGAAAAGGGATTTGTCTTTGATCGCGCACAAGGCTTTATTACTGAAAAAAATATGCAGCGTATTTTACAGGATAGCGCTGCAATGATTACTGCTCCTAACAGCGGTGTACCAGCTGTAATGACTACATGGATTGATCCTGCTGTAGTGGAAATTCTTACAGCACCAACTAACGCCCGCGAGATCTTTGGTGAAACGAAGAAAGGCGACTGGACTGACAGCAATGCTATCTTCAAGGCTGTTGAGGCTACCGGTGAAAGCACTGAGTACACCGACTACGGCAACGGTGCTACAGCTGACGTTAATGTTACCTATCCGACACGTCAAAATTATCTGGCTCAAACCCATATCCGTTATGGTGAGTTAGAAATGGCAGTGTCTGGCCGGGCCATGATCAATCTGGCATCTGAAAAACAGCGTAGCGCCGCTACAATCATCAACAAGGAACAGAATAAGTTTTATTTGTATGGCGTGAAAGGTAAAGAAATCTATGGGTTACTCAATGACCCAAATTTGCCTGCTGCACTGACACCGTCCGTAGTTGATACAGACAAGACTAAATGGACAGATAAAACCACTCAACAGATTTATAATGATATCTTGCTTTTGGCAGCAGAACTGTTTGAGAACTCTAATGGCAATATCGACGAAAAGTCCGACCTTGTGCTTGCAGTCCCGCCTGCTGTCAATGTTATGCTGGGCAAAGCTACTGATTTCAACGTTAGCGTCAAAGATATGCTTACTAAGTATTTTGACAATATCAGCTTTGTAACTTTGCCTGAATTGGCAGCAACCAGCGGTAACAGTGTTATGTTGATTGCTAGGACTGTACAGGGCTTACCGACTGCGCAGCTGGGGTATAGCGAAAAAATGCGTGCATTCCAGCTTATCCCGAATACTTCCAGCTGGGAGCAGAAATTTGCATTTGGTACTTATGGCGCGATTATCTATCGTCCGTTTGCGATCGCCAGCATGGCAGGCGTATAAACTTAAAATTAAGGCATCTGTGAAACACAGGTGCCTTTTTTATTTAAAGGAGCGATAATATGGCAACTAAAAGAACATCTAAACCTACTACTGACGAAGTTGAAAACAAAACTACAGAAACGACACAAGAAGCGGAAAAAGTGACTTCGACGGCTACTACTGACGAAGTTGTTGACGGCGAAGTAATCGGTGGCGAAACAGAAGAAACTGTCGAAGAAGCACCGATACAGACTAGCGGTGAAACTGTAACCGTCTGCTCTAACTACCCGCGTGACTTGAAATTTATGGTTCCAGATAATTCCGGACGTCAAGTAGCTATCGTTATCAAAGGTAATGCCACAAACCTGCGCGGCAAAGAAAAAGGCATTATCCCTATCGGTGGCTATGGTGTGACTACGGGCGTGCCAAAAGATGCCTGGGAATGGATTTTAAAACATCGTCCTGACGATGAGTTTATAAAAAAAGGATTGGTTTTTGCTACTACTGCAGCCAAAGCCAGAGCTGCTGCTAAAGAACGCGCTGAATTGCGACATGGTTTTGAGCCTGCCGATACCAAAAAAGCAAACAGCCGTCCCTATAATGGCTGATCATGGACGGAGTAGTAATATTTGATCCTGCCAAATTCAAGGAACTGTATCCGCAATTTGCTGCGGTGTCCGATGTTATCTTAACTAATTATTTTAATGCGGCAACTCTGCTTTTGAATAACACGCCTAAATCGCTGGTTACGGACCTTGCTGAACGCGAAACGCTGCTTTATATCCTGACCTGCCATATTGCAACGCTGAAAGAGCGAGGTGACACGCTGGTAGGAACAATAACAAGTGCAGCAGAGGGAAAAGTCAATGTGTCGGTAACGCCGTTCAATAATGCTAACTGGTATCAGCAGACGCAGTGCGGAGCAATTTACTGGGCGGCTACTGCTAAATATCGTCTGGGGGTGCGCTATAATGCCTGGCATCCATGTTAAAAAAATAACCGGGGGCGAAAAGTTGCAGCAAAAACTGCGGGAAATAGCGGCGATCAAGGCGCAGGCAAAGGTAGGCTTTTTTGACAGGGCTACTTACCCAAATGGAACATCAGTGGCTTATGTGGCCTATCTTAACGAATACGGCGGACATAATCCGCGTCGGCCTTTTATGAAGCGCACTGCACGCAAGAATATTAAGAAATGGGTACTCGGTATCAAAAAAAATATCAAAATGGCAGGTATGTCAAGGGCGAATGTTAAGCGCGCCTATGAACGTGCTGCAGTTGTAGCTGTTGGCGATGTTAAAAAGACGATTAAGGCGTGGCCGCCGGGCGGTAATAAAGAATCTACTGTTAAAGCCAAAGCACGGCGTGCCCGCAGCGGTAAGAATCTGCAGGCGATAAATCCTGAAACAGTATTGATCGATACAGGTCAAATGATTGGCGCTGTCAGTTATGAGGTGAAGGCATGATAGGTTTAAACTTGCATAAGGTCGTGCGGGGCGTTATTATTGCTGTGCATCCTGATGAAGAATGTACCCTTTATCAATCTGTTGGACAGGTCAACGTCAAAGGCATAGTCAAAAGCAAATATAGTGAGCCGCAATCCGTTAAGGTAAACTTTCAGCCGCTGGATACACAGGCGCTGCAGCATTTTGAACGTGTGGGCGATACCAAAGCCAGTGAGCAGATTTTTTTATATTCGGATATGATGATGCCGATTTCAGCAGGACAACGTCAGCCACTTTTACGCAGTGGTGATTTTATTAAACGGATTGATGGTACTTGGTGGCTGATAACGTCTGTTATTGAGGATTGGACACGTGACGGCTGGGCTAATGCAGGCATCAGTCAGCAAATCACGGCACCGGATTTTAGCGCCAGCGACTGGAGCAAGGGTGATACAAATGTTTGAGGCAGTAAACGATTTTATTTTGAAATTCGCGCCTGGTGTGGTACAGGACAATATTTACCGAGGTTATTTTAACAGGGCCAGTCTGCCGGATGTTCAGGATTATACGGTAATTTCTGTGTCTGATACTTCGCGTGTAGGTACTAATATCGGCGACGATGCGCAGGCTGCCGACAATATCTATACGACAAAGGCCCTGTATGAATACACGATTGACATTGACTTTGTCTGTGATGATCAGATGACAGCACACAAAAGAGCCTCAGCATTGGCTACTCTGGGACGCGATTATATTGCAGTTGATTTTTTCAAAGGCTATGCTATCGGCTTTAATTACGCTGACGATATGGCCTATTTACCTTTTGTCGATTTAAGTGACCAATACATACACCGCTATCGTGTGACGCTGCACCTGACACAATGGGAAAGCGTTAGCACTAGCCAGGAGTATGCAGAAAAGGTTGAGATCAACCTGGTCGAAAATATCGACGCTCACCATAAACCAAAAAAGGAGTGATATTATGGCAATTCCTGCATCACAAATTGTAAATGTAACGCCGCGGGTTATTAATGCCGGCGGTAATGATCTGGAAATTACAGGGCTTATTTTAACAAAAAATCCTTTGTGCATCGTGCCCGGGACAATGGCTTTTACATCTAAAACAGCTGTAGGAAGTTATTTCGGACTTGACAGTGCTGAATATCTGGCAGCAACAAAATATTTTTTAGGTTATGATAATAGCTTTAGGAAACCGCGCCGTCTGCGTTTTGCCCGCTTGCTAACTGAAGCAGCAGCCGGTAGCTTGATCGGTGGCACAGCGCAAAATCTGGAAACGCTGAAAACAATTACAGACGGTGGTTTGACTATCAGTATCGACGGTACTGAAAAAAGTGTGACAGGGCTGGATTTTAGCAGCGCCAATACTCAAAGCGATGTGGCTGCAGCGCTGCAGGCAAAGCTTACGGGGACTACAGTAACCTATAACAGTAATTTAGGCAGCTTTATTGTTACATCGTCTACGACCGGCGCCGCATCGGCGGTTTCGGTTGCTTCTGGTGGCACCGCGGTTGGAGGTTATACTCCGGCACAGGCTTTAGGTCTTACTACAGATACCGGAGCTTTGGTATCGGCCGGCTCCGCTGAACTTACTCCGAGTCAAAATATGGACAGCATTATCGATCAAAACCAAAACTGGGTAAGTTTTACCACGTTGGATGCAGTAGACGATGCAACTGTTGTTGCTTTGGCCGAATGGACTAATCTGCAGAATGTTTCTTATATGTATTGCCCTTGGACACAAAACCCTGCAGATACGCTGCCCAGCAATACTTCTAATTTGCCTAATACTTTAATTGCGGCAAATCTTGAAGGGACTATCTTAACCTTTGGTGGGGTAGAAGATGCTTTACTGGTCCTTTCTATTGGTGCGTGCATTGATTGGGACAGGGTAAACGGCCTTGTAACTTATGCTTTCAAAACACAAACAGGGTTAGCTGCATCCGTGACAGATGAAACCACTGCTGAAAATCTGGTAGCTATGAATTGTAACTATTACGGACGTTGGGCTACACGTAATGATGACTTTATCCAATATTATCAGGGCAAGATGATTGGCGGTAACTTTGGTTATGCTGATGCATATGTCGGTAATATCTGGCTGCGGAACGCTTTGCAGGTAGCTATTATGAACGGATTGAATCAAACAGGCCGTGTACCATACGTAGAACGTGGCTATGCCATTATCAGAGCGTGGTGCAGTGATCCAATCAACAGAGCACTGAATAATGGCATTATTGATACTGGGGTGACTTTATCTGAAGCGCAGAAAGCTGAGCTGATTACCGAAATCGGCCAGGATGTATCCAGTGAGATATTTACTAACGGCTACTATCTACAGATAACAGACCCGGGGGCAGTTGTTCGTGCTAACCGCGAAAGTCCTGTTATGGGGCTGTGGTATACATATGGCGGCAGTGTTCATAAGGTAGAATTGCCAGCTACAGCAGTATTATAAATAAGAAGATCCCTCGTAATTGAGGGATCTTTTTTATCCGATTTTTAATTCTTTAATCAGGGCTTTTTGCAAAACATTAGAGAAGTTTATATTTTCGTCTAATGCTTTTTGATTAAGCCAAGCTGGGATGGTCAAAGTTTTTTTGACAGATTTAGTATTTTTCGCTAAATCTATATTTGCCTGAATTAAAGATATATATGTATTTTCTTCTTCGAGAATAATATTCTTAGGAGAGGTTGCTTGAGGAAGTTTTTCCCCTGCTTCCAAAATACCTAAGATATAACACTCCACTGCTTCAGCAGCGTTTGCAAGAATTTCTTGTTGGTTGTCCCCTTGTGTAGAGCATCCAACTAAATCTGGAAATTCTGCCCATAAACCGTCTTTGTCATCGTGTATAATTGCTGGATAAATAAGTAACATAATATTTACTCCTTTTATAATATGTAGAACGGGGCTTTATTCAAGCCCTGTTCTTTTTAAAATCTTTTTTAATAGTCCGAGTTTCATGTCTTTTCCATGAACTGGTATAACCTCTAATTTACCATCTTTCTTTAGTCGGTGATGGCTGCCTTTTATGCCATCTAATTCCCAACCATTTTTTATTAGTAATTTTAGCAGGTCTTTATCTTTCATTGTGACCATTAGCTGACCTCCTCACATACATATTATAACACGTGTACACGTATAAAACAAGAAGGGTTAAATATTTTTTATTAAAATTAAGGAGTTGACAACATGGAAAATAGAAACATTACATCCGCTGATGCGACAATTGTATTACAATGCGAAGATTTATTTCCGCAGGGTATCATTTTAGAACAATTTTCTACTGATGCTATGATTTCACAGGCAGATGAAACCTTTGCAGAAACACGAAAAGGCGTCGACGGTCAAATGGTTGCCGGTTATGTAGACGGAGTAAAAACTTTGACTATTACACTTGAACCGTCCAGCCCTAGCGTCGAATATCTTGATACTTTAGCCAGGGCGACACGTTCAGGGAAAAAGATTTACTGGCTTACATTGCTGATGTCTATTCCGGCACTTGGTAAAACGCTTACTTACAGCAACGGTGTATTAAAGACAGGCAAGCTTTTGGCAGATGCACAGCAGGTTTTTGCGCCGATCCCTTATACATTCGATTTTGAAAGTGTTAAATAAGGAGTAAATAGAAAATAACCGCTTCAAAAATGAAGCGGTTATTGCAATATTAATTATAATGTCGAGTGAAATTTTATTGTTCTTGTTTGGTTAAGATTTGGATGTTTTGAATTAATTCTGCTTCTATTTCATCATTTAATTCTTCGATACGAGAACCAATGAAGAAGACGTCAATAAATGCCCAAATAACTAGGCCTCCTAATGTGAAGAACATGCACAAAGCTCTTTTGATGTCGCGAGAATAAAATCTGTGCGCTCCTAAGATTCCTAAGAAAAACCAAAGTGCATAGGCGATTCCTTTTGATTTCTTTTTGTTATCGAATTCTGATTGCAAAAGAACCATTTGTTGTGGGGTTAGTTGCTGTTTCAATAAAATATTAGCTGTACTCATTTGTAAACACTCCTTAAATGCTAATTGTATATATTATTATAACATAGATATTAAGAAAAATATATTCTTTGTGAAATATTAGTGAATTATTGAGAAATTATTTCTATTGGTGGGTAGAAAAAGCCTTGACTTTTGACAACCAAAAGTATAAACTTAAGGTAGTCAAAAGTGAGGTGATGAAGTGAGTAGTAAAATGGGTCGTCCAACTAATAATCCTAAACCATATAAAATTGCGGTTCGACTTGATGAAGAAGCTAAAACAATATTAGATGAATATTGCAATCAAGAGAATGTAAATCAAATGGAAGCCGCAAGGCGAGGTATTAAAAAGCTAAAGGACGACATAAAAAAATAGAGTATCGCCCCACCAACCAAGTAAAAGCGATACCCTATATCAGAAGTTTCCTTCCATGGAATATTGTAACATGGGGGGGAACATCTTTCAAGTAAATTTGGAGGTGTTCTTATGAACGAATTATTAAAAGTTGAAGTAAACAAAAATCAAGAACAAGTTATAAGTGGTCGCCAGTTGCATATGTTTTTAGAAATTGAAACTCCTTATACTATGTGGTTTAAACGTATGTGTGAATATGGATTTGTAGAAGGTCAAGACTTTATAACAAAAATGTTAGAAAGTAATGGCGGTAGAAATGGCACTGATCATATAATGAAACTGGACATGGCAAAAGAGCTTTGTATGCTTGCCAGAAATGAAAAAGGAAAGCAGGCACGCCAATACTTTTTGGAAGTAGAACGTGAATGGAATAGCCCTGAAAAGGTTATGGCACGAGCTTTGATTTTGGCTAATAGTAAAATTGAAACTCTAAGTCTTGAAAATACTATGCAAAAGCAGGTTATTGCTGAATTTAAGCCTATCAAAGAATACGTTGATACCATTCTTGCAAGTGAGGATACTTTGACAATTACTCAAATTGCTGCTGACTATGGTATGAGCGCAAAATGCTTGAATAAAATCCTTAATGTGCAGCGTATAATTCGTAATGTGAGTGGGCAATGGATATTGTTCAAAAAGCATATGAACAAAGGATATACAAAATCTGAAACGATTGAAGTTACACGCAAAGATGGCAGTAAAAAAGTTGTTATGCAGACACGTTGGACGCAAAAAGGACGTTTGAAAATCCATGAAGTTCTAACTAATTTAGGATATAGTGCTAACATGGATAAAGAACAGGCAAAACTTTTCATGCAAGGCGGTGCAGCATAATGAAAGCATTAATAATTGATGAAAAATGTAACAGAGCTTTTGCAATTGATGGCAATAATGTTGATGAATGGTTTGAAGCGGTGCGAGCTGTTGTTTTAAATCCTGACTATCCAACAATCTATTTAGAGGATGAAACTGCTTTAAAAATAACCGTTGATATACCTGTTGAAAAGCTAATAAAAAATTAAATATTGTTCCAAAAAGACGTTGCAGAAATGTAGCGTCTTTTTATATAAAAAAATAAAAATCAAAGGAGTAACTTATGAGAAAAGAAGTTTTATTTAATATTACTGACGATGGCCGCCAGTTGACTTTTAAGGTCAAACAAATGCCAGCAACCAAAGGTGAACGATGGGTTAACAGAGTTGTTGCTTTATTGGCTAACTCTGCTACTGGACAAATCAGCGATTTTGAATTTAGTAGTTTAAAATCTAAATTCAGTGGGCCCGACAAACTGCAGGAAATTTTTAAGGTTATTGGTCAACTGGATTATGACAAAGTAGAGCCGCTTTACGATGAGCTTTTGAATTGTTGTGAGCACGTACCAGACCCAGTTAATACAAGCTTTTCTGTACCGTGTACTGCGGCGAATATCGATACTATTATCGGTGAATTTAAAAATCTGTATCGCCTGAGATGGGAAGCATTAAAGGTGAATTTTGATTTTTTTCAGATCGGGCAGAATGCCCAAGGCCAGCAGGTCCAGCCGTCAATTACCTTTGCGAAAACTACCGCAATGTCGGGACGCTGACCGGTATCGTAGTATCTCAAAAGTTGGCAACGCTTTGCGAATTGCAGAGCGTTTACAGCTACGAGGATCTGCTCGATTTTTATGAGATCGTTGTAGTCAATAATATCAATGAATATCGAGCGATGGAGGAGGCGAAACGAAATAATGGCAGGTAGGAATATTGTCGATGAATTTTTTATTGCTATTGGTATGGACACCAGCGATGTAGATAAAAATATCAATGCACTAGTTGATAATGTAAGCAACAAATTGAAAAGTATCGCTATGGGTGTGGTTGCCCCTGCTTTAGCTGCTATTACATCAGGACAGATAGTGCAACAGTTCACGCAGGAGATTATTCAAGTGGACAGATTAAGCGAATCCTTGGGCATCAATATTGAGAAATTGCAGCAGTGGCAGGGTGCCGCTGAGATGGCAGGTGTCGCAGGAGAGGAAGTTGGTGAACTGTTTGCTGATATTAACGATTGGATGACAGATCTTGCTTATAATGACAGTGGTCCGTTAAAAGATGCAGTAGAAAAGGGGTTATTAACACCAGTAAAAAATGTTAATGGCGAATTAAAAAACTCTGAACAATATTTAATGGAGATGGCAGATTCTTTCCGCAATATGAGCAAACAGGAAGCTACAGGCATAGGCCGGCAGATCGGTATCGGCAGAGCTGATGTTGTGGCATGGCTACAGCAAGGCAGTGCCGGCATCAATGCTCAGTTAGAACATGTTAAAAGGCTTGGTGTGTATACCAAAGAAGATGCTAAAGCGGCCAAAGATTTTACTAATGCCAGTAATGATTTAGCCAGAGCTATGAAGATGATGCTTCTGCCGGTTTACAGGGTACTTGCTCCGGCAGCTACGAAAATTGCCGAAGGTATGTCTTATCTGGCGCAGCACGCAGAAGCATTTATTCCTGTTTTGATTGGACTTGGAGTTGCTGTAGCAGTACATTTATTGCCGGTTTTAAAAGAACTATTTGTAACAGCGCAGGCTTTTCTTTTATCGCCATGGGGTGCGTTATTGGCAGCACTTTTGGCTATAGGGTTAGTTTTTGAAGACTTTATAGTATGGCTCGAAGGCGGCGAAAGTGCTTTTGGAGATTTTTATGAATCGATTTTTGGGAGTACTGAGAATGCGAAAAAAATTATCAATGATTTTGTTGATGATGCGCTGGAAGCCTTTGAAGAATTTAAAACTGTTATGTTAGAAGTCTGGACCGAGATAAAGCCACATGTTATTGATTTTGGTGAACTTTTACTCAGTATTGGTACTACGGTCTGGAACTGGGCTAAAACAGTCTATAATGCAGTTTGGTTTGTTATAGACGTTATTAGGATGTTAGTATCTGGTAGCAAAGAGGCAACTGATAGAGTAGCTAACTCTTTTGGTAAGTTGAAAAACAGCTTTAACAAAACCTTTGACAGCATGAAGGATACCTTGTTTAAGTGGTGGGATTTTGTCGCACCTATCTTTAACAAATTGCTCAACTTTTTCGGTAATGGCAATAAAAACGTGCATCTGTCTATTGATGATCGTAGAGCTGGTGGGATAGATAACAGCAATCGGCAAACTGATGTCAAACTAACTAATAATTTTTATGGTGTTAAAGATGCAGAAGAAGCACGTGATAAATTTGCTCGAGAGGCTCTTAGCAGTCCACTTGTTAATGGGCCTGCTAATGGATCATATTCATGATGGAGGTATAAGATATGACAACCCTACCAATTTCAGACAAACAAAAACAATCAAGTAAATGGCGCTTTGTAAATGAGCAAGGACGAAATGTACTGCCGGACGCAGTTGTATTTCAGGTAAGCGTTACATCGGGTGGCAAGGTGGTATCTGAACCTATCGAAAAAGGTTCTTTTATGAGCTATAACAAAGTTACTAGCCCTCTGGAAATCAACGCTGATCTATCATTTTCGGGGACTAATGCTTATTTACAATCTGTAATTGACATGATAGAGAATTTAAAACAGGAAATCAGCTATTTTTCTATTGTTACGCCAGTTTATGAGTATGAGCGCATGACACTGCAAAACTACGATTACAGTCTTAATGCTACTGATGGCTTAGGTGTGCTGCATATCAATGCTCAGTTTGTCGAAGTCCGTGAGGTCGATGTAGCTTACAGTAGTGTTGATGTCAGTACCATAACGGCGGCTGACGCTAAAAATCCGTCAGATGCCAGCAAAGTAAATACCGGTACTACTACGCCAGCCGAGCCGACAGGTGAACAGCAGGAAGCTGGAGAACGAGCTGAATCAATAATGCATAAGGGAATAGGCAAAGTGAAATATCCAAGCGGGAAGTGATAATATGCAAGTCATACCATTACAGCAAATACCAAACCAAGAATTTAATATTGTGTTGAATGGACAAAACTGTACTATCCATTTGTACCAAAAGGGTGATTATATGTATCTGGATTTGACCTGTGACGGTACTATTGTAAGGCAGGGAGGTATTTGCTTGACAGCAATGGATTTAGTGCAGTACCCAACGCCGTATTTTAGCGGTACGCTGTTTTTTGCCGATATGACGAACAAAGATACTGCCCCGCATTATAGCGGGCTTGGAACGCGTTATGTGCTTTACTATGAGGCCGAATTATGACAAGTTTCAGCGAAAAAACAATCAGGACAACTGTATATATGCGGCAAGGTAGTTTTAATGGCGGTAGCAACACTGTAAGCTTCGAAGGACTGCCGATCGAAGTAAACGTATCTAAACCGGGAGGCGAGGATATGGGCAAGGCTACTGTTACAGTAAATAACATGAAGTTAGATACTATGCAGCAGCTAACTATGCTGGCATTCAGGAAACTGCAAACTTTTAATAACATTATCAAAATAGAAGCAGGCGAGTTGGGACGGAAGCTTAATACAGTATTTGAAGGAGAGATATCGTCTGCGGTGCCCGTGATGGACAAAGATGGCAGCGTCAACTTTAAAATCGAAGCTAGAACAGGCTATTATCCTAATCAGCTTCCGACTCCTCCTACGTCGGCCAAAGGCGAAACAACAATCGAAAAACTAATGAAAATTTTTGCCGGCGAAGCTGGATATGGTTTTGAAAACAAAGGCATTACTGCCAGCGTAAAGAACAGTACGTTTGTTGGTTCACCTATCCAAAAAGCGCACGAATTGGCACGGCAGACTGGTATTGATCTGTTGATAGATGACCGTAAGTTTATCATTCAGCCTTATGAGATCAAAAATTATGGGAATGTGGTTTTGGTTAAAGGCGATTCAGGTCAGTATGGTTATCCTTCATTTACAAATGACGGCGTACAGTGCAAGATCTACTTTAATCCCAATCTTTCATTGGGCGGGTTTTTCGAGTTGCAAACGATTTTGCCGGCGGCTTCCGGGATATGGAAGATAAGTAAGTTGGAGCATAAATTGAGTGCCAATAAACCAACTGGCGGCGACTGGATGACCAGTCTTAACGGCGTGTGGGTTCAGGGGGTATGAGCGTGTCAAATAATGAAGCAGTACAAGGTCAAAAAAATATCTATAGCGCTAACAGTGATGTTAATGCTATAGATTTTTTTGTGCGTATGTTACAGAACAAAATAGCTACTGCACAGCCGGTTAAAGTCGTTGCCGTTGATACGCAGGGGGCACAAGGACCTACAGGTTATGTAGATGTTTTACCACTGGTTACCTACGTAGATGGCAAAGGTCAGGCAGTGCAGCCTGTAACGTTGTATCATTTGCCATACAGTAGAGTACAGGGAGGTAAAGCAGCACTGATTATTGATCCGGTCCCTGATGATATCGGAGTTGCTGTTTTTGCTCAATCTGATAGCAGTAATGTTACAGTAGGGACAAGAGAACCACAACAACCAGGTAGCTTACGTAAACATAGCCAGTCTGATGGTTTTTATATTGGTGGTTTCTTAAATCAGGCTCCTAGTTGCTACTTAGAGTTGACGCAGGATAATAAGTGCAATCTGATTGCTACATCAGGTGTGAATATTAAAGGCGATGTAACTGTTGAAGGTGATGTTATCGCTAATGGCATAAGCCTTACGAAACACGTGCACGGTGGTGTAGAAAGTGGCGGCAGTAATACCAGCGGTCCGAAATAAGGAGGTAAATATGTTTAATCGGCGTTTGTTAATAAATCCGGGTAGGCCGATCCCTTTCCCGGTAGAGATATCTTTATCTGCAATAACCATGATCGTGAATCCGGGCGATGGTATAAATATGGCAAGATTTAAAATAACTGACAGTGAAACGGAGTTTTTTTATTATGCCCAAATTAATGGCTCTCCTAGTCCTGTAACTTTAATGTCATATACTGAATACAACATAACAACGACCGCTCCAGGATATGATACTGTTACTGAAAGAAAAGTATTTTATGGAAGAAGCAATTATTCTGTTCAATTAACACCAATTACTTAATATAAAATTAGTGTGATGAATAGGAGGGGGTAATTATGTCAGAAGAAGTATCTGCAGTTTATAATTTTGAACAGTTGCAAGGGCAAATGGTCAGGTATCCGTTTGAAGGTCTGCTGTCATCTTTAGACAGTGAAAATACCTACATTGCAGAAATCACAGTTTTGTCACCGGAGCCTGAGCCGATACCTGTACCAAATAATCCGGAGCCTCTTATTACCGGCGGCGAATATGATAGTTATATTGATCCTTATAATCCAGCAATAAAGTATGGGCATACCCTATATCTTGATAAAAACTGGGACATAAATGTTAATGATGCTGGTAATATTGCTACTGCAAAAGGTGCTTATGCTGTGGCACAGAACGCAGCAAATGCAATCAGGTTATTCACCAATGATGCTTATTTTAATGCAACGCAAGGCATACCACACTTTGATATCGAACTGGGGAAACGTCCTGATGTGTCGGAATCCATGCTTGTTAATCGCATAAAAAAAGCCGTTATGTCAATATCGGGGACGACTGGCTGCGAGCCAGTACTCGAATATGACGATGACGGCAGGCTGGTTAGTGGTAATGTGGTTATAACGCTGGACGGTGGAACAACGGTAAGTGTACAGCTGTAAAAAAATTTTCCGAAGCAGGAGGAAAAAATCTTGACTTTTTGAGTTCACTAAATTATAATGACATTGTGGAACTCAAAAAGTGAGGTGAAAAAAATGAGTCCAAGAACTGGCAGGCCAAAAGCAGATAATCCTAAAGATATTGATCTGAAAGTGCGGGTCGATAAAAACACTAACGATGCTTTAGAAAAATATTCCCAAAAAAATAATATAACTAAAGCTGAAACAGTTAGAAGAGGGATTAAGCTTCTGCTACAAAAAGAATAAGGTATCGCCCTGTCCACTAAAACAAGAGGCAATACCTTATATCACCAACCGGAGTTGATAAATACAGTATATCATTTTCGGTTGAGTAAATCAAACGGAGTGGTAATAATGACAAATTTAGTAGTCATTCAAAACAAACAAGTAGTTGTATCAAGTAGAAAAATTGCTGAGAGTTTTTCGAAACGTCATTGTGATGTGTTGCGCGCTATAAGCAAACTTATTAGCTCAACGCAAAAATGCGTTCAGTGGTTTTGTAGCAATAAGTATAAAGATAGTAGCGGAAAAACTAATCTTGAATACCTTATGAACAAAGACGGCTTTATGCTGTTGGTAATGGGGTTTACTGGTAAGACAGCTATGGATATTAAAATCGCTTACATTAATGCTTTTAATGAAATGGAAGCTAAGCTAAGAGCAATACAGACACCAAAGCAGATACCACTTATAGAACAAGTGAAGCCTACAGTACAGTATGTAAGACCATTTAAAAATGCTGATTACATGAAGAAGCTTAGTGAGGTTAAAGAGTACATAAACGCAGCAAGGGTACTTACAGAAAATTTAACACAAGTTAGAAGTATCAGCGAACATCGAGGTATAGTAAAGCTTTTTGAAGATATTCTTTTTAGAGCAGGTTTTATAGCTGACAATATGGCTAAAGTTGAATTAGAGATTTATAATTCTATTGAATAATAATTAAATAAATTAGACGTCTGCGAAAGTAGGCGTCTTTTTTATACCCATTTTGGAAAGGAGCAGGGATATGGCAATAATATTTAACCCTGATACTGGCTTTATTGCTGATGAAACCGGTACGATACGTAATCAAATTGCAACTGACTGGAAAACTGCATTTAAAACTGATGAAAGTGCGCCAGAACTTAATACCGGTCCAGAAACGCCAGCAGGTCAACTGATTGATGGTATGGCCGCATTAGTAGCCGAAAAAGACGGGGAAGTGTTACGACTGGCTAATGGATTTAACCCTAAAACGGCCACAGGTATTTATCAGGATGCTTTAGCCGCGATTTATTTTTTAGATCGGCAGGTAGCGCAACCGACACTAGTAACATGCCAGTGCGCTGGCTTGCAGGGTACTATAATCCCCTATGGAGCCGTAGTGCAGGATGTTAATGGTTACACTTTTTACAACATCAATGCTACGACGATTGGTGCAACCGGTATAGCAGAATGTATCTTTAGATGTAGTCAGTATGGACCAGTACAAGTCGGAGCAAATATCGTTAATAAGATTATTACTGTAATACCTGGTTGGGATAGTGTTAATAACGCTGCTGCTGGTGCTCCTGGGCGCGATTTTGAGACACAGGCTGAATTTGAACAGCGCCGTAGTGACAGTGTCGCTAAAAATGCCCACGGGCTTGCAGAAGCTGTTGAAGGGACAGTCGGTAATATCGACGGCGTTATCGCCTGTAGAATCGAGCAAAACCGCGGGGATGTGACAATAACAAAATATGGTGTCACAATTCCTCCTCACAGCGTTTATTTGAGCGTTTACGGCGGTGAACAGGAAAAAATAGCTATGGCAATGCACGAGAAAATTGACGGCGGCTGCGGGACTACGGGAAACACGAAGGTAACGATTGCAGATCCTACTAATGGCAGTGAGCAGGTTTATTATTATCAAAGTCCTACTGTAGTAGGAGCAGCAGTCAAGGTGACTCTTAAACAGACAGCGACAACACCTACTACCATTACTGCAGATATTAAAGCTGCTGTTTTGGCTAACTTTAACGGTCAAACCGTGGATGAGCCACGGGTGAAAATGGGTGATACTCTGTATGCCAGCCGTTTTTATAACTCGGTTACGAGTGCCGGTGTGAAAAATCTTTCGTCTATAGAGGTTGCTTTTCCGTCAAATGGGATTTTCAGCGACGAAGTCGATATCCCACTGGATAATATGCCAACGTTGTCGGAGGATGACGTAACGGTAATTTTGGAGGCTTAACATGGACTTTCATGGACAAGAGGACGTCAGGGCAAGCGATGATATCAGGATGGAACCTCAGCCGTATATCCAGTCGCAGTATTCAGCAAGCCCTGTGATTAAGCAAATACTTGATGATTTCAGATCCAATATTCGCCCGGATGCCGATATCCAGACTTTTTATAAAAATATGATGGACATTAAAACAGCTACCGGTGTAGGACTGGATACATGGGGCAATATCGTTGGTATTGCACGCACTATTATTTTAGATGATGATACTAAAATAACGCTTGATGATGATTTTTACAGGACATTGCTTATGTATAAAGCTTTGGCTAATATTACTGACGCATCGCTTTATACACTAAACTACATGATCAATAAGCTGTTTCCACAGTATAACGCTATGGTTTTCAGCGTCATCATCGAAGCGCAGGATGAAAACGGTACTTACTACAATACCTATCCAATGCACGTTCGCTGGCTTTTTCAACGTTATCTTACAGATGAAGAACTGGCGTTGTTTAAGGTTGGCGGCACTCTATGTGTCGGAGCCGGAGTAGGCTGGGACTTATACCAGATCGATAAAGAAAATGTTTTTGGTTTTGCTGGCAGCGGGTTGCAGCCTTTTAACTGCGGCGTATTTGACCCTGTTGGAACCATAACGGAATAGAAAGGCGGTAAATTATGGCAACATTACCAGTAGTACAGGAACCAGTCAATCTTTTTAGTCGGCCTTTTGCAGATCAAGGCTTAAAAACTATCCCACCAGATGATAATGCCGGTACGGATGGACGCGCGAGTTTAACACAGGGCTTCCCACCGATAACACAGGCTAAACCGGAAGCAGGCGGTTTGCCGCCCCAGAGATCGGATTTTAATGGTATGTATTATATGCTGTCAGCTTTTGCCTATTGGTTGCAATCAGGCGGTCAGTGGCAGTATAAAGCTACACTTCGTTATGCGCCTAACTGTATGGTTATTTATAACGGTATCAGTTATATGTGCATTAAAGAAAACGGCGTTGACACTGCTGCGGGTGTTGTAATACCTGGCACAGAGGGAAGCACTGTTTATTGGCAAGAATATTTGGTGTGGCTTGGATCGCTTAGTGCTGATCAGATAAAGGATTTGGTTAATAGTGCAGTAGATGATGCTAAAAAGACGTTGGTCAGCAGTCAAACTGTCTGCGGTAAAAATACATTGAATTTTACTGCAGCAGCTGCTGCTAATAGCATAGCAGTTATGGCTACAGTAGATTGGGGACAAGCCCCGGATGGAGGTTGGAGCAGTTATGCAAATGTTACAGTCCAAGTTAATGGGAACACAGTTGGTACATTAAACATGAGTACTAGTGTAACAAAATCAGGTAGTAAAGGTCATTATTGGGGTTATCCGACATCAAACAGCGATGCTAACACTTTTAAGTATTCAATTAAACAAGGTGACATTATTAACATTACTACAGCTTATGGCAATCGATTTTCAAAATGTTCTATTCAAGCAACGTTAAGTAATTAGGGGAGGCAGTAAAAATGAACTACACAAAAGTATCACGTGCCGCATCTTTACGGTCAGCGCGTATTGCTGCTGACATCCAGACTTTAATAAATAATCGGTCATACTATAAATTTCAGTATACACCGTTGACTGGACCACTACCAGGACTTAGCTTTGAGCAGCAGACAGAGGATGCTATAAACGATATAGGAAATATGTCTTATGGATCATATGAAATAGCAACTCAGGCTTTAACAACTGCAAATCAGGCGTATAATGCAGCACAATCTGCAATAGAAATAGCTAACCACGCTGAAACTACTGCTCAAAACGCACAGACTACGGCAAATAATGCCGCTACTGCTGCCGCCGGCGCTCAAAAAACTGCAGATAATGCGGCAAAAGCTGCAGCCGACGCCCAAAAAACTGCAGATAATGCAGTGACTGCTGCAGCCAAAGCTCAAGAAACTGCGGACAATGCTCAATCTTCTGCTAATACTGCGATTGCGACTGCGACAGATGCGCAGACAACGGCTGATAATGCGCAAAATGATGCCACATCAGCGTTAAATAGGTTAGACAGCCTTACTCCTGTTGTTGAAGAATTACGCTATTACGATAATATTGATACTGCTGTAGATCTTAATGACAAAACAGAATTTGCCCGCGAACTGCTGGAAGCATCAAATAATACTAACGCGCCGGAAACAGGCAGCGGCTGGTTGGATGTAGACGATGATTTCAACGAAACATACATCAGGCAAAAGTTTATGGGGCAAGCTAGCGGTAAAACTTATGTCAGATTTGGAACGATTGTTCCGGACAGTGACCCAGTTGAGGTATCTGAATGGACAGCATGGGTGGAATATGCTGTAAAAACCGATTTAGATAGCACGACAACGGAATTAACCACAAGAATAACTACAGTAGCGAATAACCTTGCAACCCACGAAGCGAACTATAACAACCCGCATAAAGTAACCGCAGAACAGTTAGGGCTTGCAACAGTATACACGTACAAAGACAGTGTAGCTACCTATGCCGACCTGCCGACTACAGGGCAAAAAATAGGTGATGTTTATAACGTCGAAACGGCAGACCCTGGCCACGGTATCAAAGCAGGGGACAACGTAGCATGGAACGGCACAAAATGGGATGTTCTTGCCGGTAACCATGATTTAAGCGGCTATGCTCAATTAAATTCATCTAACACCTTTACCGCTTTAAATACTTTCAGAGCAAACCTTGCTGTATCGAATGGCACAACAGCAGGCAGTCAAGGACAGGTTATTTTTGGCGTAAAACCCAGTACAGCAACAGTACAAGCGAATATCATAGCTTCTACCACAGGGGCATTAAACTATATTGCTACAGAAAGAACTGGACATCACTTCAAAATTGGCAATAATACTGCGTCTACATCCATAACTACTAACGAAAGTGAAACAGCAATCCTTTCGCATAATGCCTTTGAATTTGCGCGAATAACCAATGTCGGCGTTGCAAAATGGTTAGGCAATGCAAAAACTGCCACGAAGCTAGAAACTGCCCGCACAATAAATGGTGTGGCTTTTGACGGCACGCAAGATATTACCATTTCAGCAGGCGGGGGTGGTGATGTTACCGCCGCAGGAGATAACAACTTTACAGGAACGAACACATTTAATAAACCTATAACAGTGAGGGACGGCGCACTTGCGGGCATTGGTGGAACTATCACGTTAGGCACGAAGCCTAACAGTGCAACAACGCAAGCAAAGATAAATTCAACTACCACGGGAGCAATATATTATACAGCCACAGAGGGACTGGCTCACTTTTTCAATGTTGGCACAGTAGAAGTTGCCAACATTGGCGGCACTGCAAACACGGCAACGCTTGACCTTTTGTCTAATCATATTTTATTTTTTGACACAAAAACAGGATTAACGATAGGTGGCGGCGGGACAGATAAAACTATAAGTTTTTACCCGGAAGGAAGCTACGAAACAATAGGCATGAACCTTTCGAACCAGACAGAAACGATAGATACAGATTATAGCATTTTATCGTTGCAGAGAAATTCACATTTAACATATACTAACAATGCAGCTTTACAGGTAGGCAGCTTTAAGTTTTTAGAAATAGATAAAACTACTCAAGATTTAACTTTAAGTGTTAACGGCGCAAAGAACGGCACAGCAAACATCTTGTTTGAGTCATCAGGCGATAGGCTGGCACAGATTGACTATAACGGGACGTTAAGCTTGAAAGAAAATTTAATCGTTGGCTCGACCGCAAACACTAATTTGCAAAATGGCGTTATTCGTGCTGGCAACAGTGAAAACTGTTTGTATTTCTGTGGCACAGCAGAAAACACCTATTATTCAACGCCTAATACTGGCAATGTCATACTATATCAATCGTCTGCAAACTGCTATCTAATTAACTGCGCAATCAACAATCCGTCAAGCTTAACTATGAATTTTGAAGGCATGGACTTCAAAGCGACCGTTGGAAGCGTGCCGTATATGTGCAAAACCTTAACATTCTGGCTTGCTGTAGGTGCTACGGTGCCAACAGTAGCATGGACGTTCCCGACAGGTAGCGCAGTATACTACCCGAAAGGCGTTGCGCCAGCATTAACTGCAAATGCTAACAATATCATAAATGTTATTGCAATTGTAGATGACACAGGTAGTTTTAGTATACAGGTTTGTGATAGTGTAGCATTGCCGTTTAGCGGTTAAAGAGGAGGATCTAAAATGTATAAAAAGATAGTCTACACTTATTTAGGTAATACTTATGATGACTTTGATAAAATCAAGAGGCTTTTACCAAATATTTCGTGGCCGCTAAATCCGACCGATGAGCAATTAGAAAATTTTGGTGTTAAAAGAAGCGTTATTGATTTAGATTTGCAGGAAACAAAGACACAGAAAATTGCCGAGCTTTACGCTATGTACGAAGCAGAACGTGATAGGCCCACTGAGTATAAGGTAGGCGGTATTGCCTATTATTTTGATAGGTTGGCATCTGATATCAATAAATTTAATTCGGCCTATAATGTTGCACTATTAAAAGGGGAGAATGGCTATGGCGTAAAAAATGCTGAAGGCGAAAGTCTATGGGTAATGTTATCAGCTTCTGATTTTCAAAGTGTACTGGTTAAGTCAGCGGCAGAGCAGTCTGCGGCTTACAATCGGTTTTATAGTCTGCGGAACAAAGTACAAAACAGTAAGTCGGTAAGTGCAATTAAAAAAATAAAATGGACAACTAAAATTTAGGTGGTGTGAGATGAACGAAATAGTAATTTACGGGATAAATTTGCTAGTGGGCGGGTTAGTAGGTTATATGGCTAAAAAGATACGGACTATCAATCAGGAAAACGAAGCGGTTAAAGCTGGCATGCAAGCGATGCTGAGAGATAGAATGATTCAGATATATAATCATTATTACTACAATAAAGGTTATATGCCGATTTATGCTAAGCAAAGTTTTGAAAATGTGTATAACGCTTACCACAATCTTGGCTTAAACGGTGTTATGGATGACATCAAACTCAAAGTCATGGCATTGCCAACAGAGCCGGATGGAGATGATACGAGTGCTTGAAAAATTTAATGAGATGTTAAAAGAAGGCGGCGTATACTCGCTAACACGGATTCTATCCGTTATCGGGTTCGCTGCTTTTTTAATTGGAAGTTGTTATTTGATTTATAAGGGCCAAACTTGGGGCAACTATGAAACATTTGCTACCATGACAGGCGGCGGCAGTGCGGCTACTCAAATTGCAAATAAACTTATTAATAGCAAGTTCAACAGTTCCCCTGGCGAAGTGGGGAAAAAGATTGGAGATGGAAAGTAATGACAATTAAAAGGATAACTTTGGATGAATTACGACAGTTGGCAAAAGCTGCAGCTGGTAATATTGATAAGATCTATCTACACTGGTCAGCTGGTAATTATCACCAGTTTTTTAGTGACTATCACTTAAACATTGACAGCGACGGCGCTGTTATGGCGACAACCGATGATTTAACTGAATATAAGGCTCATACATGGCGGCGCAATTCTAGAGCTATTGGGATTGCTTTAGCGTGCTGTGTAGATGCTGTAGCCTATGCTGATGGTCGTGTCGATTTTGGAAATGTACCACCGACAGAGCTGCAGATAGATAGTATGGCAAAAGTTGTAGCTGTACTGTGTGAGGAACTTAGATTGGACATTAATGCCGATACCGTAATGACACATGCAGAAGCAGCAGACTTAGACGATTATGGGCCGGCAACAACCTTTGAAAGATGGGACTTGTGGAAATTACCAGACATACCAGGTGACGGAGAACTGAAACCAGGCGGTGATGTTATTCGTGGTAAGGCGATCTGGTGGCATCATAATTGGTAAACTAACTATTTTCAAAATAGAAATAGTTGAAAGGAGGTTTGACCATGGAAAAGATTAAAGATTATATCACCAGCAAACTTTTTTTGTCTGGTATGATTATCGGTTTTACTTTAGGCGCATTGCATAATTATTTTGGGCTGTAAATGCTCGTTGTTTTTCTGCAAAGTTTGTTTCAAATTATTGACATAGGATGTTATGTAGCGTAAACTATACATAACAAGAGGATACTAAAAGAAGACATCGCAATTTAGCGATTTTTATTTTTAGCAATTTGCGAATAGGCT